CAAGTAACAGAAGCTTCAGAAACTGCTTAAAATAAACTCCCTTAAACATATCGTTTGAGAAAGTTAGGCGATATTTATAGTAAATATTTGTAGTCTATAAATGACTAAATTAGTTATTTAAATTATAATAATAGGAGAAAAATAATGGCAGAAAGAATCGTATCGCCGGGTGTATTTACTCGTGAACGTGATTTATCATTTCTTCCCGCAGGAATTGCTGCAATTGGAGCATGTATAGTTGGACCAACAGTTAAAGGTCCCGCTTTTGTACCTACTCAAGTTAGTAATTTCTCAGAGTTTGAAGAAATGTTTGGATCAACCGACCAACGATATTACACACCGTATGCGATAGAACAATATTTAAGGAGTGCAGGAACAATTACGGTTGTTCGCGTTCTTAATACTGGTGGATACACTGCAGATCAAGTAACACTATGGGTAACTTCAAGTGCTGTAACCAAACAGTCAGTAGCCGTGTTATTACCTTCACGTGGTGGTTCAAATGGAACAGCTGATTTGGAAGGTAGTAATGTTACTGGAAGTTGGAGTTCGGCAACACTTGTATTAAGTGGTAGTAATATGGCAGCGAAGGGTTTAAGTTCACGTTCATATACAATATCATTTGATACAGGAAGTGCTAATTATATTGAAGAAGTATTCAGTAAAGACCCCCAAGTACAGAAGTCTGGTTTGAATACGGTATCAGCTTATTTGTATAAGAATTTTAAATATGCACAAAGTAGCAATGGATATTCTTCTGGAACAGAAGTAAGTGCAAGTGCTAGTACTTTTACATCCCCAACGGCATATTCAAATGCATCAACACCATACATTCAATCACAATTGATTAATGGTTCAAGATATAACTTATTTAAAGTTAATACTCGTTCACATGGTAGTGATGTAAATAACAAATATAAGATTGCCGTCTTGAATGTTAAGAAAGCAGGTACAGTAGCTGGTAGTGATTATGGACAGTTTTCACTTCAAGTAAGACAAACTGGTTTAGATGATAATGGTTTAACAAGTGATAACATCTTGGAACAATGGGATGGACTTAATTTTGATCCAAAGAGTACGAATTTCTTCGCTCGTAGGATTGGAGATAGGTATGTAACTATTGACGCTAATGGTAAACTTACTCATAATGGTGATTGGAATAATAGATCTAAACATATTTATTTATCAGATTTTTCTGATATTTCAGATGGATCAGTTCCAAAAACATTATCCCCAATGGGACATGCAGCAATTAATAACCCATTTGGTAGTGATGATTCGTCAGTTCCAGCATGGCCGTTTAAGGTATCACAGTCAAACGCACAGGGTGAATTTGATAGTAATGTTCCTTTAGGTGTAGATTATGGAAACGCCGATGCTGGAGAGTATTTGGCACCTTACCCTTCTGCAGCTGGGGATGGAGCAAATACTACTATGAGTCTTGAAGACTATAATGGTAGTGCAGACGCATCCGTAACTGGAGATACTTTTTCAACACACAATGAAAAGATTACTCTCGCACTTTCAAGTATTAAACAGAGAAAGTTCGTTGTTCCATTTCAAGGTGGATTCGATGGGGATAACCCAGCAAATCCAAAATTGACAGGAGCAAGTATTACAGCAGCAAACACACAAGGGTTTGACATTTCAAGTGCAACCGCAACTGGAGCAGTAGCTTACAAGAAAGCAATTAACGCTGTAAGTAATCCTGATGAATTTGACTTGAATATGTTAGTAACTCCTGGTGTTATTCACAATTTACATCCGAAGATTACAAATCACGCGATACAAAAATGTGAAGAACGTGGTGATGCATTCTATATTTTAGATTGTGGTATTCAAGGTGGTTCAATATCATCTGCAACCGCAGCAGTTACCGCACTTGATACAAACTACGCAGCAACTTATTACCCTTGGGTAAAGATTGTTGATAGAAATACGGCACTACCTGTTTGGGTCCCACCTTCTTGTGTTTTACCTGGAACTATAGCGTTCACAGATAAAGTAGCACACGAATGGTTCGCACCAGCTGGTCTGAATCGTGGTGGTTTGACTACAGTATTAGAAGCACAGACAAGATTAACTCATGATGAAAGAGATACACTTTATGAAGAAAGAGTTAATCCAATCGCTTCATTCCCAGGTCAAGGTGTAGTAGTTTGGGGACAAAAGACCTTACAAGGTCGTCCATCAGCACTCGATAGGGTTAATGTACGTAGATTGTTAATTAAACTGAAGAAGTTTATCGCATCTTCAAGTAGATACTTAGTCTTTGAACAGAACACAGCAGCAACAAGAAATCGTTTCTTGAATATTGTGAATCCGTTCTTAGAATCAGTACAAGCTAATAGTGGTTTATCGGCATTTAAGGTAGTTATGGATGATTCCAATAACACACCTGATGTGATTGATAGAAATCAATTGATTGGACAAATTTTTATCCAACCAACGAGAACCGCAGAGTTTATCGTACTTGACTTCGTGGTACTTCCAACGGGAGCAACTTTCCCAGCGTAAGTTTAATCACATAGATTAATAAATGAAAAGCCCCTCTTTTTTGAGGGGTTTTTTGTTGCCTGATATATTTATATACGACAGATATAAAAAACTTCTAAAAAACTAAGAAAAATGATTATGATGATTTTTTAGAATTTTGATATTTATAGTTGAAGAATTAAACTTATTGGAGATTAAAGATGCCAGACTTATTAGATCCTTCTGAAATAATGTTCACACCGTTTGAACCGAAAACTAAAAATCGGTACATCATGTACATTGAAGGTATTCCAGCTTATCTTATTAAGACAGCTAACAGACCTACAATCGCTTTTGAAACGATTGAACTTGACCACATCAATGTTAAACGATATGTTAAAGGTAAGGGAGCATGGGAAGAATTAGAAATTACACTTTATGATCCTGTTGTTCCATCAGCCGCACAGGCATGTATGGAATGGGTTCGGTTATCTCATGAATCCGTAACAGGTAGAGATGGATACTCAGATTTTTATAAAAAAGATGTAACAATTAATGTATTAGGACCCGTAGGTGATAAGGTTGAAGAGTGGACACTTAAAGGTACTTGGATTACTAACGCAACATTTGGTGATTTAGATTGGGCAAATACTACAGACCCAGTTGATGTAACTTTGACACTTAGATACGATTACGCAATATTACAGTTCTAATAAAAATTTTAATAATAAAAGGAGTCGATTATGGCAATCATAGCAGATAAAGCTTGGTGGAAATCAAAGACAGTATGGACATCAGTAGTTGCTGGTGTTGTTGGTGTATTACAAGCAGTAGGTGTTGTAGAAGCAGTACCTGAAGTCGTTTGGACATTACTCGCGGCATTTGGTTTGTACGGAGTTCGTGACGCTGTTGGAAAAGCATAATTCAGCAGTAAGTAATATTTGAAACTGGGGATTTTAATATCCCCAGTTAGTTTTATAATAATTGGTTATATTGTATAGGTTACTATTCAATAATATTTTACATTAAAGGAGAAAAAACATGGCAGAAGATAAACGCCAGTTTCCAACAGAGGTAGTTGATTTGCCTTCTAAGGGATTACTTTATTCAAAAGATTCACCGCTGGCAGGTGGAACAATTGAGTTAAAGTATATGACCGCAAAAGAAGAAGATATTTTAACTTCTCGTAATCTAATTCAAAAAGGAATTGTTTTAGATAGACTGTTGGAATCTGTTATTGTAGATGAAAAGGTATCACTCAATGATTTATTGTTAGGTGATAAAAATGCAATTATGATTGCAACAAGAATACTTGGGTATGGTAAAGATTATACCGTTCAACTTACAGATCCATCTACTGGAGAAAAACAAGAGGAAACTTTTGATTTAACTGAAATTACAGATAAGAAGATTGATTCAAAATTGTTTAAGGCTGGTAAGAATGAATTTGAATTTGAACTGCCAGCAGCAAAAGTTAAAATTCTATTTCGTCTTTTAACACATAAAGAAGAAAAAGAAATTGATGCTGAATTAAAAGCATACAAGAAATTCTCAAAAGATAGTGGTATTACTGCAGAAATCACAACACGGTTGAAGAAGGCAATTGTGTCGGTTAATGGAGATACATCACTAAAACGAATTAGTGAGTTCGTGGAGAACGAATTACTATCTCGTGATTCTCTTTCATTTAGAGAATATCTTATAAAAATAACACCTGATGTTGATATGTCTTTTACTTTTACCAGTGATCAAACTGGTGAAGATACAACGATGGACATCCCATTAGATGTTGAGTTTTTTTGGCCTGCGGGCAGAAGATAAGCCTGCAATTCACTCACAAATCTTCTCCCTATGCTTCCACGGGAAAGGAGGATTTAACTTTACAGAAGTGTATAACATGCCAACCTATCTGCGCCGATTTTACATACAATCGGCCTCAAAATTCTACGAAGAAGAAAAGAAACAATACGATAAAGCATCCAAGAAAAAATCTGGTATTTCACGACCAGGTATCCCCCGAGGCTAACATTTTTTCCTATATATGATATTTATTAGTGAGTTATACTATCGTGTCATAACAACAGAAATTTTAAATAGACAGTATGTAGGAGAATCAAAATGTTTTCGTCAAAAAATAAATTAACAGAAGATCAACTCAGAGAAGGTATATTATCTAAAATTTTACAAGCTATTGTTAGTAAGAGAGTAGGTAAAGTGGAAAAGGCCTTAAAGGATAATCCACGATTAGCAAAGGCAGTTCGTAATGCAGATAAAGCTGTTAGAGAATTAGATAAAACATTAAAAAGTTCTGGAAAAACACGAGGAGTAAAATTCGCAGGAACCCGTAAGGGTTGGTAAGTTTCTAACTTAGATTTTAAAATAAATAATAAAGGTTATTGTCTTAGATATAAATAGGCTTAATATAATATGGCGTTAGAAAAAACAGATCAACAAAGAGAAATATATTGGGGTGGTATTGATAATACTACTATACCTACTATGGAAAAACTTGCCGAAGAAAAAAAAGTAACTGCTGAATTAAGTCGTCAAGAGGTAATAACTCAACGACTTTTAAATATTGATGATGAGATAGCCAAGGCGAAGAAAGATGCCGCGAATGGTACTGCGGAAGATATTAAGAAGTATAAAGAATTAAAGAAAGAAAAGAGGGCCTTGATGAAAGAGGAGGCCGAACACGCTAAAATAATGGCTAAAGAAGATGGGAAGAAATATACTTTAACATCCCTTCAAGCCGACCTCGAAGAAAAAATCGGGGATATGTTGAAGGAAGAAGTAGGATGGACTACTAAATTATCTTCAAATTTATATACTCAAGGAGTAGCTCAAAAATCCTTTTTAATGGACAGACTCCAAATAGTAAATACGGGTCAGAGCATATATGATTGGGGTGTTAGGTTAACTGACGTATTAAATAACGGTACTGAAAATCAAAAGAAATGGGCACAGGCAATGACTCCTATGGTTAGTATGGGAGGAAAAATGATTGATGATGCAATATCATTAGGTGGAGCTTATGATAATATTGGTAGTGGTACATTTATGGATATGACAAAATCAATGGATGAACAACTCAAAAAGGCAGAGAGATATAAAGATTATGTTAAGAAGGAAATAATTCCAGCGTTAAAGGCAGATCAGGAACAATTAGAAGAAACATTAAAAACACAAAAAAAGGGTAGTGAAGAGTGGAAAAAGACTAAGGAACAGATTGAAGAAAATAAGCAGGAGCAAAAGGAAAGTAATGCATTAGCGCAAGAAAATGTTGACAAAGCAAAGAATTTAACAGCAGAAGCAAAAAGACAGAAAGTGTTACATGGCCAGACAGCGTCTACCGTAGCATTTATAGCAGAACCATTTGAAAAAATGAAAACATTCTTTGAAAAAACCAAGGTGGGCAAATTCGTATCAGAGTTAGTAGGAATTGGTGATGCAACTGAGCATTTTACTAATACATTTACTAATTATGTGAAGGATTCTCTTGATCCAGATAATCCGATGAACTTTGGATTAGCTATGAGTAAGATGTGGACTAAGACAGATAAAAATGGAAGGGTAACACGAGGTCAATTTAAAATTATGTTTGATAAGTTCGAAGAAGGATTTTCAAAACTTAAAGAAGTATTTACTGGAATAAATAAATCAATGGGTGGAATGTTAGGACCAGCACTGGCAATAGTGGCAATTCTGATGATAGCCAAGAAGGTTGCAGAAATGTTCTATGGTGGAATGGCAGAAACCCGTAAAGAGTTTGGACTTACATTTACAGAAGCAGCAGGATTACAACAAATTCTTAATACTACTGCAATGGAAATGAAGTTTCTTGGTGTAAGTGCTGAAGATGTTAAAGCTGGGGCCGTAGGTATTATGGATAACTTGGGTGGAATAGGTCAAATTACACAATCAAATGTTAAAGAAATGGCCAGATTAAATGCAATGTATGGTATTAGTGGAGAAAGTTCAGGAGTATTGGCAGCACAAATGATGGCCGTAGGTGCTAGTAGTATAGATGCTGTTGGGGCTCAATTGGATTCCGTGGCTGCATTATCACAGGCAAATGGAGTGGCACCAGCAAAGATTATGGAAGATGTTGCAGGTTCAAGTGAATCATTTGCTGGATTTGCAAAAGATGGTGGACAAAACGTATTTAAAGCAGCGATAGCAGCCAGAAAACTTGGTTTGAGCATGTCAACTGTTGAAAGCATGGCAGATAGTTTATTAGATTTTGAAACATCTATAAACGCACAAATGGAAGCGTCTATGTTACTTGGTCGTAATATCAATACAGATAAGGCACGAGAATTAGCATTAGCTGGTGATTTAGAAGGAATGCAAAAAGAGATTACTAAACAAATTGGTAGTGCATCAGATTGGAATGCATTGAATATAGTTCAACGGAAATCATTAGCAGCAGCATTTGGAATGGAAGTTTCTGAAATGGGTAAGATGATAACTAACCAAGATAAACTTAATAATATGACTACTGCACAGAAGAAAAGACAAGATTTAATAGCAGATGTTATGAAAAAGATAGGAGAAATTTGGACAAGATTTCTTGGTATTTTTAAGGCACTTTTACCATTAGCCATTGGATTACTTTCACCATTTTTATTAATTGCTGGTGTTTTAGTTTATGTACTTGGTTTGTTTGCTGATATTATAGAATGGTTAAATGAAGCAAATGTTATGGGAGTTGGATTAGGTGATGTAATAATGTTTGCGGCGGGAGCGGCACTCTTATTTAGAACAAATTTGATGAGTGGTGGTATTATGGGAGCCCTTGGCAAGATGAAAGATATGATTTTTTCTATGGGTTCAAAAATGACAGGTGTGGCAAAGAAAATGGTGGGTATGGGCGGTGATGATGTACCTTTGACAAAGAGTGGTAAACCAGATAAAAGATTTGGAAAGAGAGCAGATAAAACTAAATCGGTTAAAAAACCAGCACCAGGTAAAAAAGGTGGCGGTAAAGGTAAAGGACCACTTGGTGGTATGTTTGAAAAATTTGACGCAAAGAAAGCACTCGCTGGTGCAGCCGCATTATTGATAATAGCAGCCGCATTATGGGTAACTGCAAAGGCATTAATAGAATTTGGAAAAGTAAGTTGGGGGGCTATGGCTAAGGCCGGAGTAGCTTTACTTGGATTAGTGTTAGTATTAGCAGCCATCGGAGCGATAATGATGAGTGGTGTTGGAGCAGTTGCTATATTGGCAGGTGCAGGAGCTATGTTGATAATGGCAGCAGCATTACTTGTATTGGGAGTTGCAATTCAAGCCATTGGTAAGGGATTTGATATGTTAGCACAAGGATTAGGTTCATTTTTACCAACAATTATGACATTAGCTCCAATGGCAAAGGCAATATTTGTATTAGCAGGAGCATTTACTGCATTGGGATGGAGTATGGCAGCGATGGCACTTGGAGCACTGGCATTATTACCAGCACTTCCTGTATTGATGACATTAGCAGCACTTGGAATGTTAGGTGGATCAGTATTAGGTGGTGGTGGTGGAGAAGAAACGGCCTCAGCAGAAGGAAACCCAGTTGAAATTAAACTTGATGAAACTAATCAGAAGTTAGAAAGGTTAATTGGATTAATGGGTGAACAAGGACCTATAGCACTTGCAACATCTCAAACAAAAACTAATACTGGTAAAATTGCCAGTCAGATAATATAGAGAAATATAATGGCACTTGTAGAATTATTAACAGATTTATCAAACTTTAAATATACAGATTATGATAATGTTGGTGCCAATAATAGTCAAGTAGAAGGTCGTCATGGTGGGTTTGAAGGTGGAGGAGAACCACCACACTCTGAAGAACATTCTAAATTTGATGATGGGGTAGGTGGAATTGGAAATCCACAATCATTTACAGTTCGTGGGTATACTGTTTCAGATGTAATAAGTGGTAGACATGGTGGAATTGAAGGACCAACTCCAGCACAACCACCACATCCAGATGACCATTCTATACATGATGATGGTGTAGGTTTTGGTGTAGCACCAAGTGATAATCCACAAACGTTTGATGTTCGTGGATATACGGTTACTGGAAATAAGAGATTTTATATTGGTTGGCAAGGTGATATTATGAACCATTCATTATCAGATTATGGTATAGGGGCGTTTGATAGTATTGCTGGAGTTTTTGACCATACACAAACAAGAGATAGATTAAGAAAGGCATATAGTAATTACCCTGAGATTACTTTTGGTGCAGATATAGATGGTGGTATTAATGGATTAAATGGTTCTATTCATATAGGAAACCAAGATTTACCAGAAGTAATTGGGGGTGGAGTTTCTTATTATGGAAATTTAAATCCAATCAACCCACGTGGTTCAGTTTTCCGAGATAGTAGTGGGAATTACCAAGTTCCACAGGAGGGTAGAAATACAAATCCACCTGGTGGGATTAGTAATATTCCATTATTTGAGGGAACTAAACCAGAAAGTGGATTTGATAGAAGTTTGATGTACATACCAAATATTATTGAACCATCCGATTCTGTTTTTAAAGAATTTAGTCGTAGTGATAGTTCGTTAATTAGAATAGACAGATATTCAGATAATTTTGATATGAATAATTCTCAATTTTTTGAATTTCCAGATACAAGACCATATGATTTAATATTTAAGGGAGTTACCCCTTGGGCACCAATGTGGGTATCAGATCCTGTTACAGGAGCAAAGTCTAATATAGATGTTACACTTGATTCTACGCAACCATATATTGTTAGACGGATTGGAGATAGATGGGGATTATATGAAGGTGATCCACAAGATGGTGGTGAACATTTATCAGGAGCTATAGAATGGGCAAACGCATTAAGTGGACAATTTTTGAGAGCACCACTTGATGTTATGGTAGATAGGTCTGTAGCAGATATTGGAAGAATAGCCAAGTTTCTTACTTCTACAAAAGGTGCTTTATTTTTAACAAACCAATTTATATTACAGGCATTCAGTCCAACTATTGAAACAAAAGTTTATAATCCTTTATCACTTGGTTCAATTGTACCAATGGTTCATGTTAATAGACACGCAGGTGGAAAACGATATACTGATGTAGTTCCATCTGATAAGGCAATTGAGGCAGTTGGAGATTTGATGCCAGATGTGTCTGTGGGACCAGTTACTATTGGTGGAAATGATATTATTAACGCGGCCTTTAACGCGTCCGGAGTAGAACAACCCAGTTTTGGTCGTGTTGAAATGCAATCACCATTAGCAACTGTTAGTGGACAAAAATTACCATTAGATAAAAGAGTAGCACTTTCAAATCCAAATAGATATTTATGGCCAGGACCAATGGGTGTTTTTGTAAAAACTGGAACAGATGCGGCCATAGCCGATGCATCAAGAATAGAAAGTTCTCAAGGTAGAGTTTTAAAACGTGCAAAAGAACAGTCTGGTGGTGGTGTTCCAGATTTATTCCAAAAGCATTCATTTAATAAGTATTCAGGTGAGAATGTGTACTTGGATGGTAAAGGTATATTATTTGTACCAGCTAGTACTTCACCATTTGGTACATTAGCTTCCATTCCAATATCAGTATCACAGGCCACTACAATGGCAACAGACGCGCTCACTAATTGGGGAAATTCTCTTATAGGTGGAGAGAATACTAAGAAATCAGATTTTACACCACCATCACGAGGTGTTGATTTAGAAAGTCCTTTACAAAAAGTTGTTGGTGAAGATGTTTTTTCTGCAACTGATGTTGCAGTAAATAGAGATAAAGAAGTATTTGGTGGTGACCATTGGGGACCCGATAGACCTGGTGGTATATACGAACAATTTGCTTTTGATGCCGTAGGTGATAGAAAATCTGTTCAAATAGGAGCTATACATGATTCAGTAATTACAGTAAAGACACATTCAAATAACCAACCAGGAGAATCAATTCAACCAATAGGTGGTGTAATTGTAATTCCACAATATTCTCTTACCAAAGATAAGGCAAAACCATTTCAAACTCCTATACTTATAACTGATACTTTTACAGGTAATTCATATTCATTCGAAGAAGGTAAAAGATATACAGATGGTTATGATGAAACTTCTGATAAAAAATATGGTGGAACATTGGCCATATCAGGAAAAGATATACATTTTGTTAGGAGAAATTATGGTAATTATGTAGCAAAACAAAAGAATTTTTATTCAATATCTTCTGATCCTTTAACATCAAATCAAATTGCAATTTATACTCTTGACGGGCAGAAAAATCTTGATACGGCTCGGGGAGGTAACATTGGATCAAGAGGTGATAGAATATTTAATACTGAGTTTGATGGTGATTTATATAAAAAGGGTGCAGAATACGATAAGGATTATGTATATACGGGGACGGTAAGTGATAGCCATATATCTATTATGAGAATGCCAACCGATGGGAGTTTTAATCATGGTATTAAAGCAACTCGGACTGTGGCATATAAGAACCTGGGAGCCAAAGATGATACTGAACCAGGAGCAAAAAAGACATATACAGTAAATTTAGAGAAACTTCCAGTTCCAATTAAGATTGCAGGTGTTTTTCAAGGTAATAGGTATGGGGATACAGATACTTCGGGTACTAATTGGACAGATTTTGGGGTACAATATTGGTCAGGACACGGATCTCCAACCGTACCAACTTATCCACTTAAAGGAAAAGAAAGGGCACTTGGACATGCGAGTACTCCAAAAGCAAAACAAGATGTAATATTTATCCATAAAGGAAGTACTCTATCACCAGCCGCTACTGGAGTTTGGGGAAGTACTATTGGTACAGTTGGTACTCCAAAACCGATTTCAACAAAATTTGACCACGAAAGAACAACGGGTGATGGAGTAACTACATCAGGACCAGTAACCCAACCCGATGGTAAAAACATTTACAAGAAAGGTACATTATATTTATCAGGTCATGGAACTTCTATTTTACCTATTACTCCAATTAAAGCACCAGCCGGAGTTTCAATAAGCAAAAAAGTAGGTGATTATACGTATTCTAAACTCACGACATTATACGAGGAAGATATCAATCCTAAACCTACATCATTAAAAGATAATACATTTCCAAATTTTAGTGGTGATTTATATCACAAGGATAATAAATATACTAAAAATATTAGTATTGATGAAGTTCAAAGTAGTCCTTTAACAAAAACAAGATTAAGAATAGATGATGATAAAGACCCAGTTGTTCAAATACAGACTGCCCATCTTAATACAGCAAGATTTAATGTAGACGGAAAAACTACACTTTCAAGTCCTATAAAACTTCAAAATTTTCCGTTATTCAATAACCAATCGGGAGGAAATCTTGGTTCAGAGAAACAAGCACTTGGTTTTATTAATGAAAGTGGAACACCTATACAATTGGCAGATAGTTTATATGGACATCAATGGAATGCAGATAAAAGGGGGGGACTAACTTTCAAAGATGGATATGAAAAGAGTATAAAGAGTGTACCCAAAACTGACAAAGAGAAATTAAGGGGTATAGTAGATAAAGGTAGATTTGGATTAAGTGATAAAAATATACCACAAGTTATTAAAAAGTTATCTACAAAGAATATAAATAAAGATGGAAATGTTACAATCACAGACGGAGGGGATAACGAGGTAGAATCACAAATAGTACAAAATATTCATGAGAGAAAATCTGAAACAAATAAGTCAGGAAATTTACTTGATAGGTATAAGACTTTAGCATATGGAGATATCCCAACAAAGAGCGACGAGAGTGAAAAATATAGTAAAAAAACTGGTAAGGCCGCGGAAAATGATAAGGGTGGACAATATACAGGACAAGAAAAAGATGAAGTAACTTTACCTAATAAACTATATGAAATACCCGCAGAAGATAAATTAGGATTAGTAAAGAAAAACACGGATGGTGAATATATGTATGGTCATGGTACTGGTATTGGGGAACCCGATTCTATTAATATGACTCCATATGGTGACGATAGTGACCCGTTGAAACCCGATTACATTAAATTTAAATTTTTTGATATAGTAAATAATAAACATATTATATTTAGAGCATTTTTGAGTGGAATAAGTGAAACACTTTCTCCTGAATGGGCATCTGAAAGATATATTGGTCGTCCAGATAGTGTCCATGTTTATCAAGGAGTGGATAGGTCAATGAGTTTTGAATTTATGGTTGTTCCAAGTAGCAAGCAAGAATTACCTATTTTATGGGAAAAATTAAATTATCTTGTTGGGTTTACTTATCCAACTTGGAAAACAGTAGGAAATGGTAAACGAATGGAAGCACCATTTATGAACTTAACTATAGGTGATATGTATAATGCAGTTCCTGGATTTTTAAGTAGTTTAAGTATTACAGTTGATGATAATTCACCTTGGGAAATAGAAGAAGGGTTTCAATTACCACATGCAATAAATGTAAGTTGTGAGTTTACCCATATTGGAAAACACCCATTGGCATCAATAGGAAAACATTATGATTTAGGGTGGTTAAAACAATATAATAGAGGTGCAGATTGGAAACAGAAAGATAATCCACAATTAGTAAAAAGAGGTGATGGACAATTACCTGATTTAATGGGAATATAATAAATTATGAGTAGATATCAATATACTGGAATTAAGATAGATAAACATACTGGCAATAGAGTGATGAAAACAACTTTGTATCCAGAAATAAGAATTGGAGATGGAGATCAGTTTGTGTATCCTATTGATGGGGATAGATTAGAAAGCCTTGCATATAGATATTATGGAGATTCTACATTATGGTGGATTATAGCAAAAGCAAATAAAATTAAAGATGGTTCGTTTGCATTAAAACCAGATGAAAAATTAAGAATACCAAGTAATATTGCACAGATAACAAATGATTTACAATCAATTAATAAGGATGTATAAAGGTTATGATAAGTTTACAACCTATTCCTAAAAAAATAAGAGACAGGTTAGAACGAAAATGTAAAGCGGTATCAAGAGATTTTGGAAAAGATGAAAATGGATCACTACTTGAACCAAGAAGTGAAGATCTACAAGATACTTTTTCTAAATCTGTTTGGATAAAGTTATTTTCCCCAGTAGATAGTTCAAAAGTACCAGCAGTACTGCCAATTACTGATGAAATAAGGGAAGCGTGGAGAAAAAAAGAAAATGAAAAACGTGCCATGGAAGCCACAATAGCAGCTGCTAAAGGTGATAAGTATGAACCAATAGAAATGACAGAACCTACTACAATGGTAGGAGAAAAGGACAATGATATTGGCTTAAATACAATGACAATGATGGGTGGTATAACAGATCAGGGTGGACTTTTATTTGACGGATTTAAAGAAACTTATAGTCAAAGACCAGGTGGTGCAGGAAGTGGTCCACTTGCACCAAAGGCTTCAAAAGAAGGACCAGTTGAATCATTTCGACCAATAGCGGGAATTAAAGATGTTAGTGTTAGTTATAAAGGTGGCTTATCGGCAATTAGAGAAGGAACGATTAATTGGACTTGTTGGACATTTGCAGATTTAGAAAGATTAATGCCACATCTTATGTCACACGGTAAGGGAGTTTTGTTAGAGTGGGGATGGAGTATTCCAAGTGTAGAAGCAAGTGTTTTATATAGTGAAGAACAAATGCAAAATGGTCATGCATATAATACTTTACAAGATAAAGTTATTGAGTTAGGTGGAGATTATGATGCTATGGCTGGTATTATTTCTAATTGGGAATGGTCATTAAGAGATGATGGTGGATTTGATTGTACAACTACGATAGTAGCACGAGGAGTTAATATTATTGATTCAGATTTATCTGGAGCCGAAACAGCTGGAGAAAATACTGAAGGTGATTTAGAACCAAATTTAAAAGAATTTGTAGGGGCATTACGACAAACTATATGGTCACTTAGTACAGAGGGATCAGGTAATTGGTTCAATGCTGGATCAAATTTAGCAGTTGGAACTGTAAGTGATGGTACATGGAGTACAGAAGGTCAATCAAAAGAGGCTGGTGGAAAACAACCACCAGGAGTTTTGTCTGTAATACATGATAATTATTTGAATAATGTTAGTGCAGGTCCTTGGATTACTTGGGGATTTTTTGAAGATAATATTTTAGGTAAGTTTATGGGTAGAGTAGATTCAACAGGTAAAACTACTCAATCTTTTAGAAGTATAGAGCCACTTTTACATAAAGATGGTGGATATATTAAGAATGATGGTAAAACAAAAACGGATAATATTTACGAAGCACAATTTGAATCTGTTAAAGTTAGAAATCATCCAAAGTTATTAACACCAGCGATGAATAAATGGATATTACCTGGTCAATTTCCTGCAGAACATACTAAAGAAAATGCTTTTTGGGCAACAGGAAATACAGCAGCTTTTACTCGTGATATAGCGAGTAAAGTAAACAATAAATCTCATTTTAGACCATTTGAAGTTCCTGGTAGTGATGGAAGAAAGGGATATTTACGAAATATAATATTATCATATGATTTAATCGAAAGGTGTTTTGAGAATGCAAATACAATTAGAGAAGGAATGAATGCAATATTTGATGAACTTAATAAAGAAGTAGATGGTTTTTGGAAATTCGAGGTAGTAGTAGACCAACATATAAATGGTAATGTTAAAGTAGTAGATGTACTTGAAACGGGATTTAATCCTGTATCTATGTTAAAGCTTAGAGATGAGGCTATAGAGGCCAGTGCACCAGGTGGAAATGGAAATCCAGAAAGTCCAATTTTTACTTTTCCATCATGGGGAGAAAAGAGTATAGTTAAATCTCAGACCTTAACATCACAAGTTCCAAGTTCAATGGCTGTGTCTGCAATGTATGCAGGAACTTGTGAAAAAGGTGAAGAATCAGCAAATGCTCCACTTGCTGCACAGGCTGTAGCGGCATTAACCGATCCTAATAAATCAGTCGATAAGTCACAACCTGCAATTAGAATGGCCAATCGTTTAGGAGACGACGCATTTGGAAGTAGGAATCCTTGGGGAATTGGGTCATTTGGTTCACGTTTTTTAAGTGATAATAATGATGAAACATATCCACCCGCCGGACCAAAATCACCTGGAAATGCATTTGGTAAAGGTGCAGGAATCCCATTTTCTAAAGTTTCATTGAAAGAGATTATAGCTTGGTACGAATCTCAAGATGAAGAAAAGGCAAAAACAGATGAAAGTGATAGAAAAAAGAAACTTCAAGAAAAAGCAGCCAACCAACAGGCTAAATCAGTATTATCTGAAGGATATTTTACAACTGCATTCGAGACTCCAAGTGCAACTGTACTTATAAAAAATCCAAATGCAGGATTTTTTGGAGGTGGATGGGATGGAATAGACGAAGAAGAAATATCTCTCTATAATCCTATCGGTGAATTACAAGATTTACCAGCGTTTGATGTTTTACATCGTAGGGTTATGATTAATTTTATACACGGAAGATCAAATTCCCAGGACGCAACTGAAGAATTGGATTCACTTCGTGATCCTATGATTCCAGTAGAATTAGAAATAGTATTGGATGGTACGGGAGGAATTATTCCAGGGAACTGTTTTCATGTAGATTATATACCACAAGTATACAAAGATTATTGTATTTTTCAAGTATTAGGAGCAGACCATACTGTAAGTGCCGATGGATGGACGACATCACTTAAAGGTCAAGTACGGGTTGCCATGAGAAAACTTGTTGAAGAAAAATTAAAACCAACAACTTAGGATAAGTAATATGCCAAAAAAGAAAAAGAAAAAATCATCCAAAAAAATAGCTGGTAAATTTAATACAAAAGTCCTGAGTGGGATGTCTAAAGGAATGCGACAAAAAATATTAGGTGGTAGACTTAATGCAATATATGATTTAAATAAAATGTTGTCCGAAGAACACGAAGAAAGAATTGTAAATAATGCTGGTACAGTTCAAAAGTTTGGTGATTTTAAATACCAAGATGGTGGTACAGTTCCCGTTGGAGAATCTTATCATATTCATTATTCAAGGATAGGAAAATCAGAGATTTATATGACTGGAAATAAACATGATGAAACATCTTTGGTGATTGATAGAGTAAAGGGGAATACTGATTTTGGTCAATATGTTAATTTGAAAGGTCCAACAAAAGCTGCAGATTATTTAAATAAACATAGATTTAAAGTTACTAAAAAACATCAAAAAATAGGACACGCTAGAAGGTATTTTGCAAAACAAGGTAATAATTTGGAATCATCTATTTTTGAAATATCAAAAGTGGATTATAGTAAAGAAACTCCTTTTTATGAAAAGACACAATTAAAATGGAGTTTAAATTTAGATAGAGAATTAATGAAATCTAAAAATGTAGATGAGATTGAAAGGGCTGCTAGTCAAGGGTTTACATCATTAGAATTTTCATTAAATCCAGAAGAAGGTTATCTTGGTGGAGATAAAACTTCGAAAGAAGAAACACTTAATAGAATTAATAAGTTACTTCCAAAAGAAAATGTTTTTAAGTTAGGTGGTAGAAAAAAGAAACGAAAAAAGAAAAAAAGTAGTAAATCAAAGCCTACTACGTCAACATCTACTGAGGCACCATCGGGGGGTTCAAGTGGGGCATATTAATTCATATTTTGAGAATTTAATTTAATATATATATGTAAAGGTTATAGTAAATGGTTTTATGGTTCACAGGTCAACCTGGTTCAGGCAAGACCACATTAACAAATAGATTCATAGACGACAAATTAGTTGGATTTATGAAAATCCATCCACATAGAATTGTGCATATTGACGGTGATGATTTACGAGAGGCTGTTGACAATAAAGATTATTCAGAAAAAGGTCGTAGAAAGAATATTCAATTTGCTATCGATATGGCAAAAGTAATGGATGATAAAGGTTATTTAGTATTGGTATCATTAGTTTCACCTTATAGAGATATGAGAGAAAAACTAAAATCAAATAGAAACATAACAGAGTTCTATCTTCACACAACGGATATACGAGGTAAAGAAGATTATTTTGTAGAAGATTACGAACCACCATTACATAATTTTACAGATATAGATACAAACAAACCAATAGAGGAGTGTATAAATGAAATACTCGATGTTTATCGGCAGATGGCAACCGTGGCATAAAGGACATAAATGGTTAATTGACCAAAGATTAAAAGAAGGTAAGAATGTTTTGATTTGTATTCAAGATGTAATACCCGATGAAAACAATCCATATAC